ATGCCGATCTTGAACAGAGCCGCCGAACTTCAGGACGAAGTGACCGAATGGCGCCGCCATATCCATACGAACCCAGAACTCCTCTACGCGGTGGAAAAGACCGCCGCCTTTGTTGCCGAGAAGCTGAAAGCATTCGGCGTCGATGAGGTTGTCACCGGCATCGGCCGCACCGGCGTTGTCGGCCTGATCCGTGGCAAGGGTCCGGGCCGCACCGTCGGCCTGCGCGCCGACATGGATGCGCTGCCGCTCACCGAAATCTCCGGCAAGCCATGGGCCTCCACCACGCCCGGCAAGATGCATGCCTGCGGCCATGACGGCCACACGGCCATGCTGCTGGGAGCCGCGAAATATCTCGCCGAGACCCGCAATTTCAGCGGCAATGTCGCCGTGATCTTCCAGCCAGCCGAAGAGGGCGGCGCCGGCGGCGACGCCATGGTCAAGGACGGCATGATGGAGCGCTTCGAGATCGCCGAAGTCTACGGCATGCACAACCTGCCGGGCCTGCCGGTCGGCCAGTTCGCCATCCGCAAGGGGCCGATCATGGCAGCGACGGACGAATTCACCGTCACCATCAAGGGCCGCGGCGGTCATGCCGCCTTGCCGCACAAGACGATCGACCCGATCGCCATCGGCGCCCAGATCATCACCAACCTGCAGCTCATCGCCTCGCGCAGCGCCGACCCGCTGAAGTCCGTGGTCGTCACTGTCACCAAGTTCAATGCCGGCAACGCCTATAACGTCATTCCCGACAATGCCGGTTTCGCCGGCACGGTGCGTACGCTCGATCCTGCGATCCGCGATCTCGCCGAGCGGCGCTTCAAGCAGATCGTCGCCGGCATTGCCGCCAGCCACGACGCCGAGGTCGATATCGAATTCCAGCGCAATTATCCGGTGACCTTCAACCACGCCGACGAAACCGACTATGCGCTTGCCGCCGCCCGCGACATCGCGGGTGTCACGAACGTCGTCCCCGATGTCGATCCAATGATGGGCGGCGAGGATTTCTCCTACATGCTGAACGCCCGCCCCGGTGCCTTCATCTTCATCGGCAACGGCGACACGGCAGGCCTGCACAACGCCGCCTACGACTTCACGGACGAAGCTATCGCCCACGGTGTCTCCTATTGGGTCCGCCTCGCCGAACAGCGCCTGGGCGCCTGAGGCTCCGCCGCCATTTGCCGTGCGCCTGACTAGGGCGTACGGCACCGCAAAGGCGAATTGTCCCTAGGACGTAAAAGGGCTTGGCTTCGCGCCTTTGCTTTTGTATGGATCATCTCATGTGGTCTCGTAGCTCAGCAGGATAGAGCACCAGATTCCTAATCTGGGGGTCACGCGTTCGAATCGCGTCGAGATCACCAATAAATTCAAGCACTTAGCATTCTATCGGCGACACTCATGACGGAACATGGATGTCGCCGAATGTCCTTGTTTTCCGGGCTTTGTCTGGCTTTGTCCGGGCCTAGATGTAACAATCTTGGAACATGAAGAGTGGTGAAGAGCGAGGGTGACTCGCTGAGTCAAGAAGAGTCTCTTTGCGACTCATGGGCTGAGTGGCTTACGACTGCACTGCATTTGACAAATGAATCGTGGGGGGCGGGGATGAAGGTCACGGATTGGGCCGCGATAATCGCGTTAATAATTTCGACTGCTGGCTTTGTTTTACAGTTGATACGCTGGTTCGATGAAGGACCAAAACTCCGTCTATCTGTGATGGCAGACGCGATATTCGTCACCAACGACGACAAGCGGGATAAGTTGGTGCTCACTGTTATCAATCGTGGGTCCGCACCGACGCTGATCACGCACATGATAGCCTTCACCTTTGATGCTCGATGGAGAAAGCTTTTGAATAAGCCTTCTACGACGGGTATCGTGAATTCCACCATCCAACGAATACCGTCCGAAATTGGGGTCAATCAGACGTTCCTAGGGTCGATGGCCTATGACGACAATCTAAAGAAAGCGCGGACAGAAGGACGGCTGTATGTCGGCGTGATCGCTTCTCATTCGAACAAGAATTTCCTAATTCACGTTCCTCCGGAAAAGCCAGAGAAGAAACTCAATAAGGTTGGAGCATAGAAAAACCCCGCCATTCCTGACGGGGTCAATCATTCGTAGGTCTAAGCCAATGCAGGCATTCGAATCCGATGCAGGCCCATGGTCACGCTTTCGGGAAGATACCCGCTTGCCACCTTCACGCCCAACTGCCCGTCCTTGTCATTATAGAGCCACTTCACAAGATTGAGGCAGGCAAGACGGGCGGTATGCTGCTGGATCCCCGACAACGCGGCAAGCTCATCATCGTCAAGCTTCACATAGTCGATGATAGCGGCTGATGCTTCCGTCACCATGTCCTGTATCGAGTCGTCCTCGTCGTCGTGAAGGATGCGCAGCCGGCGCTTGGCAGCCTCAAGGGTAACGAGGTCAATAGGGTCGAGCATTGGCAGACTCCCGTTCGTAGAGAGCGATAGCCTCATTACGGACGTAATCCCGCAGCTCGCCGTTCCTGAGTACGACAGCCTTTACGGTACTGCTTGGAGCCGTCTTTGCTGCCGGCGTATCAATAAGCAAGCGCCCGTCCCGCTCGAACAGTTCCCATCCGCGAATTTCTAGGTTGATCTGAGGAAAATGGACGCTGAAGCGAGCTTTCAACCCATTCTCCGGATAGCGAGGGAGAGTGAAATAAGTCAGGTCTACTTCGAGGTCCATCATGCTGTCGCTCCATTGTTGCCAGCCGTGATTGCCGCCGTGTTAAGGGGCACTCTTAGCTCATCACCCCCCGGCACTGCGGGAAGATCGAACACAGCCCGTGACTCATTGACCGTCATGACGCCACTAGACGTGAGTGAACTGTAAGCACTCGCCTTGTCCTGCAAGCTCCCCTCAACCAGATGACGGTAATCATTGGCAAGGTAGGTGTAACGACGCTGGGATGGCGACAGAAGAAAGGCGGCAAGCTGACTGTTCAGACTGGACGACCAGGGATTTAGAGCATTCTGCACCAGAGAGATGGAGCTCTGTTGTGCCGAACCCCAGCTACTGTCCCAAGGAAGGCCCACCGATTCACCCGGCACCCCGAAGGCGGACGCGATGGCATAGGCGTTCAGCTTACGAAGCTCATTGGCGTCATTTTCACGATTGGTACTTGCGAGACTGGAAACCGTCATGCCATCGCCCGCAACCATGATCTTGCCGGCATTATTTGCGCCAGAGTAGTTGTCCGACATCGCCTTTTGCAGACGGGTAGCAATCTCATCGCTGATAGCACCGGGCGCGCTGAGCAGAGCGGAAGCCTTAAAGCCATTTGCTGCTGAGTTGGCTACGGCGGTTTCCACGCTCACTGCCGTCGAAACGCTAAGGGCTGCCAACGAGAGCGGTGATCTGCCCCTGCCATTGAGCGGCCTATGCTTGCCGTGGAAGACCTGCGAGGAGCTATAGACCGTTTGCACGTAATTCCGCAGTGGGTCGCTATACACGAACCGCACCTTACCATTGCCCAAGAGCTCCACGCTGGTGTTAGCTGCGGGAAGCGGCTTGAGATCGACCAGCTTGCCGGCTTCGTCATAGTCCACCAACGCAAAGCATTCGCCTTGCAGCAAGTCGCTCATCAGTTGCAGCTTAAGCTCGAACGCACTAATAGTTGCAGTGCCGTTCAGCATGATATCGTAGAGCGGGCTGGCCAGCGCTGGCTTGGGACTCCCCGACCTCGTAGAGTAGAGAACGGTATCCGTGCTGGCATATTGACTAGATATCAACCAGATCGCCGCTGAAGCCGTGGCGTGCTTCGTAGCCTCGCTGCAATTGGTGCCAAACAGGGTGCCGATTGCATTGTCGCTGATGGAGATGCTTGCCGAACGGGTCTCGGGCTTGCCGAATAGATTCTTGAGAATGCCCATTAGCGTGCCCCTCCGAGATAATGCAGGTAGAGGCTACGGCGGTAGTCCTGTTGAGCTTTCTGCTGTAGCGAGCGAACCGACAGGGTGCCGGCGTTGTCGTATGCGCTGTGCGCTCTGACGATACTGATTTCGTACAGGTCAGCTTCAGTCACAACTCGCTTATCGCCGTCCCACTGTTCAGCGAGAGGCAGGAAGCCAAAGGAGACCCCGCCTAGGTCGCCTCGTTGGGCTAGGGCAAGGATTTCGTCGCCAAGCGACGTTGGTGGCAGCTCAAGCTCGAATTCGACCCCACGGGCCGTCTCTGTCAGTTTCAGCGTACCAGAAGATACCCGCCCCAACAGGGCTGATGCATCATGATCCGTGATCGCTACGACATCCCGCTTACCAGTGCGGTCAGCCAGAGTCCGAGTCATCGAACCGGGAGTAAAAATTTCCGTGAATTCGCCGATTCGAGCTTCCTGATTGTACGGTACGGCAAGACCGCTCAAGAGGCGGCCAGCAACCTTTTGGCTGCTCGACGCAAAACGTTTTTCGATTGTCAAATGAATCTCCTATTTCCAGAGGAAGAACAGGGAGCCGAAGCCCCCCGTTCGCTTGCCGATTAGGAGCCAATGGTGACCCACTGAGCGGAGCCGCCTGCATTTTTCAGGTTGAAGTCAACATCTGAGAAAAACGCGATCTTCAGGGCGCCTTCGCTCGAATAAGTCGAGGTATCGATCACAACGTCTACGGATGCAGTGCCAGCCTTATTGAAGAACCCGACCAACAGATCCGAAGCCTTGACAGCAATGATCGTGGTGCCGGTCAGCAAGTTGGAGCCGACGACGTTCTTGTCGTAAAACTGCGTGGCCAGCGGGATCGGGAGACCATCAGTCGTGCGCTTCTTGCGGGCTGCGGCAAGAACGGCGTTCGAAACGATGAAGGTATCAGCATCACCGTTCAGCGCCTCAATGGACGTCAGCAGGTCAGCTGCGGCCATATCGATTGCTGTTTCCGTGGTCGAGTTCTCGGTCAGGAGTCCACGAATACCGGTCGGGGCGTTGGTAGCCGTAGCACCAAGAGCGGCGATGTCGATTGCACGCCCGATTGCGGCTGCTGTGTCTGCCCGAACGATAGCTTCAAGGCCAATAGACTCGGTAATGAGAGCGCGCCTCGAAATTTTCTGGTAAACTCCGACCGTATGCGGGGCCAACGAGATTGAATCGAAGGTCGCATCACCCAGAGCGACGGAACCCGATTCGGCCAGCCAGCTAATGTTGGCATCTGCGCCGCCAGTCTGACGTGGCAGAACTACCTTGCCGTAGCCCAAGCCGTCCAGAACGGTTGCCCCAGCCTTCAGGATCACCGAGTCAGCCACGAGGCGAGGAATAAACGGGCCGAACTTCTGATCAGCAACGTTAGCGCTGGTCTTGATTTCAGCACGCTGCTCCAGAGCGGAAAGCGGGATGCGGAAGCCACGGGTTTCCGAACCAGAATTCGCCGCCAGTTCCTTCGCCAGCTCGCCTTCGAGGCCATCCATTCGGCCATTTACGAAGCCATTGAGGGCGCGCAGAATGCTGTATTCGCGGGCCTCTACCTTCGGGGTATAGGTTGCAGCACTGGTAGCCGTGTCCAGTTCGGCCATCCGCTCTTCGCGATTGATCTGGAGATCAAGTTCGTTGACCTTTTTGCTGGCAATATCGAATTCAGCGGTGTTTTTGGCGATGATCATGTCTCGCATAGAGGACACGATTTCGGCACGTTCGGACTTAAGGTGATTGATGTTAGACAAAGTTGTACTTCTCCTAAGTTGAAACTAGGAGCTGTTTTTGTTCATGAGGTAGTAATTATGGATGCGGCAGCTATTGATGAAAATGTACTCTCGCGCGAGGGTACTGCGTGTTGCCTGCCGCCTTTATTGGCGATCTTAGCAATCTTCGTGGGCACCGCCGCTGCCAGCGGGCCAGAGGTAGGACGGGGGCTTGCCGAAGTAAGAAAGTGGAAAGAACCTTCAGCAAGCCCACCGCATCATCAAACTGGGAGAGGGAAGAGGATAACCGCAACCAGTAAGTGGGATATGCCGATGTCGAATAGGCAATCAACTTCAGTCACCAAAGAAATCGTCCAAGGGGTCTTTTTCTTCCGGCTTGTGATTGAGGCGCTGTCTATCGACCGGACTCGCCCCTAAATCCTTCATTGTCTGACGCAGTAGAGCCATTTTGTTTACGCCCATATCGCCCATTACCATGTCGCCCCGAATAGTCGCAGCGATCTCAAGCAAAGCGCGATCCTCGTAGGTCAACCGGTTGCCTAGCTCTAATGCGAGCTGGTACCATGCGTCCCGACGACTACCAGTTAGCCACAGGGGTGGATCGCCAACTGGTACCACGCCATTGCTGGCCGTGTTGGTGGGCTTGACAACCTTGCTGCGCTGCGCACCTTCCAGCAATCGCAGCGTTGGGTTCTTCCTAGGCCTTGCCATTTTAATAAGGTCTCCTTATTGTTTGTGTTGCTTACTAAATTGCTGACTCATAAGCCGAGACTTATGTATTCCTCGAATTTGGGTTACGGCTTTGCGCGCAAAAACGCCCATCGCCGGTGCCCGGTAAGGTTGCATCCGACATTTGCGATCCACCCCCGGCCATCCTCGACACCCGCGACAGCGCCGCATTCGAGCAGAGCGGCTCACAGACGCGTCTCCATGCATTGGGAGGTGTTCTGTTACCTCCAGAGTGCTTGCGCTCGTCTGTGGGGCTGTATGGCTATTGATGCAGATGGGTTCATGAGGTGAGCGCGAGCCTGTCACGAGTGCCTGCGGCGCTACTGCCCGTATCATCATCGCTTTGATCAGTGCATCGCGAAGACTGGTCGTCGGCCTTCTGCTACGGGATGAGTGGGCATTACGACCCCTGCGGCTTGCATCATGTCGACAAAGCGCGAGAGGGCACTCGTGCTCGTGAACCACACTCTATCGGCCTTGCGATCTTCCCTCTCGTCCTCGTCTACGGCCAGCGCCGCGCAAGCGGCACTCACGACAGGCTCATGCGTCAAGACGAACTGATGAGGCTTAGACACGAGGTCTGTAGGGAGAATCTCTTCGCCATTAAGCGCCCTGACCAACCGGCGACGTGCCCGTTCCATGCGCTGGTGCACGGCTTGAGCCGAGACACCCCACGCCCTTGCGAAATCGGCAGCCGGGATGCCGTTGACGTAGAGATCGAACAGAAGGTCCGCATCTCGTAGCCTCCGCATCTTGTCGACCACCCGCTCCAGATCAATCCTGAATGCCGGATCTTCAAAGACAGCTACCTCCAAGAACTGCTCGCCGTCTTTTCCCACGGGGATTGGGCGTTCATACCGCGCGCGGTTCTTGGCAGCCCTTCGGTACCTCCCGCCCCAAGCAGCCATGAGTTGATACCAAAGCCAATTTCCAAAGCCGCTGAGGGATGGATCATAATGATCGCGACGCTCAAGCACGTAGAGAGCCGCGATCTGAACAAGCTCGTCAATCGCTGGCTGATGAGTGGTCATATGTCTCCGCGCCTTACTCTTTATTAGCGGAAGATAATTAACGAGGAGGCGATTGAACTCTTCCACTGGCAGCGGTTGGTCAGGGCGGTGGGCTGGAGCCCGACCCATTGTTGGTAGTTGCAAGATTGGTCTCCTTAGAATGGAGCCCTTGTCATGAAGTCTGGTTATCGAGCTGGTGGGCTATGGGTTGGTGCAAGGCATATTCCTGAGTGTAGAGTGTCGCCCTCTAGAGAGGGGCGTTACACTCACACTCTACACTCAGGATTATGCAAGCCTCAGATACACTGAAAAAAATGTTATTATTCAGCATCTTGAATGGAATCTTCAAGAAGGGTAATGGACGTTCCGTCCTTTGTGATTAGGGAAGCTTTTACGGCGGCTTTTACGCCGTTGTCGAAGAGGGTCTTTCGCTTGTCCGCCGCCGCCTTGTCCCCCTCATCGGGGAGGGGATTATCTTTGTAGTAGCGCTCACGAGCTAGGCTAAGCGGGACATGGTTGTTCGTGTCTACCGTGTCGTGAATAGCATCCATGACAGCCTTGTACTTGGTGATAGAGCTGCCAGCGGTCGGAGCGCTGCGAGACTTTACGATTGGCAATTGCTTGACAATCGGCGCTGTCGTCACCTTGCCATTCGCATCGACGCCGATCTCCTTCGTTTCCAGCTCGTAGCAGGATACGACTCCCGCCTCGCCATCGTTCGAGCCGTCACATTCAAGGACTCGAGTCCCGCCCACTTCTTTCACAAGGAATGAAGCGTCCACAGCGCCGTCGAGGTCCACGGCACCCTTGCCACGCTCTCCAGCCCAAGTGGTATGGTGAATCACGCTCACCGCCGCGCCTGTCCGATCCCTAATATACTCGCACTCATTGACGTATCGATTCATGTCCTTCGATGCGTTCTGGTCGCCGTTGCCGAATGTTCGGGAGAGAGTATCAATGATTATCCAGACGCACGGGACGCCAAGTGCCCTAGCATACTGGCGAGCCGCTTCCGCAATATCTTCGGCGTCCCGTGGGGTATCGCCAAGCTTCACCTGTCCCGCAAGCACCATTAGAGGAACGGCGCTTACATCATGATGCTGCCGGAAGGCGATCATTCTTCGCTCTGTTACTTCGCGTCTTTCCCCTGCGAAAAAGATCACGAGACCCTGCTTCACCTTCTTGCCATTCCATGGCATGCCAGCGGCAACGTGGGCAGCCATATCGATTGTAATGATAGACTTCCCGGCAGACGGCAGCCCGGAAATCGTGGTGAATTCGCTAGCTGCAATGACATCCTCAATGACCCAATCCTTTACGGCATTTGCGCCGGTCAGGTCGTCTAGGAAAGCTGGCTTGAATCGGTCGAGGAGATCGACGTCGATTTGGCTGTGAATCTCAGTGAATACGGTCATTGTGGCGGCGTTTCGCTCGAAAGTCGGCGCTTCTTCTGCTCATCTGATACGGCCCTCATCTGCGCGACCGTCCACATACCGAAGCCTCCCTTGAACTTTTCCGGGAACATCTCGCGCGCGATGGCGTCATTTTCCGGGATCTTCTCAATCTTTTTTAGGCACCACTCCCAAGCTCCAACCAACGCCTTTTCATCAAGGGCATGACCATGAACCTCTAATGCGGCTTCGAATTCTGGAAAGAAATCATGAACGTCAAACCATGTCTTGATGCATAGATGCATAGGCCATTCATACTTACTATCTCTCATCTCCGTCAGACGGTCAGCAGGGATATGATAGCCTTCCGCTTCCATGCCGTCAGCCGTGACGATCCATTTCGCTTTCTGTTCTCTTGTCATTTGCATGCTCCTTATCATTGTTTTTCCGACCTGCTAAAACTACCCATGGAGGCAAACCGTTGTCCAGATTTGCACGGCAGGTATATATTTTAGTTTTTTCTTGACATTGATATAAAAGGCTAATTGGCTGTTTTAGCCACCACCCCGCTTACCTTGGCCCGAAGTCCGGCAAGCAGGTCATCGTGGTCACGGAGCAAGTCCGCAACGGTCGCTGAAGCTGCGCTGTGCAACTCGACGCCACGGCTAATAAAGTCCTTCGCGTCAATCAGGTTCGCAGCAGACCATTCGCAGTCGCCGTCGTAGAAGATAACTGCGATCCAAGCCGCATTAGCGTCTACTACTTTGAACGGGATGGCCCGGTAGTCTCGGTTGTTCTCGGGATCGAACCACCCAATCATTCCAACGATCCCGCTCATGCCGCACCGCCGACAATGATCATTTGATGTTTCGCAGCAACCCCAGTCTGCCCGTCCATCCACGAAAGCAACGTGCTCTTGCGAACGGCCACTTTTCCGCCAAACTTGAAGTAGGGAATCTTCTTGGTCTTCGTCATGGCGTATACAGCGGATTCGCTAAGCCCTAAAAATACTGCAATATCACGGACGCCATACAGAAGGTCCGACCTTGTTGCTTCAGTCATATTTAACTCCTCTTGTTTGTTTCGGTCTTGGTTTGTCTCATCCAATAAGTGGGATATGCCGATGTCGAAGCGAGCATCAACGCGATGACTTCAAAAAAATTCGAACGGCGATTGCCAGACCTTTAGCGGCAGGCTACAGGGAGTCATGTTCCAATTTATCTGGGGGTCGTAGATGGCTAAGATAACAAAACGCACATGGACAACAGCTAGCGGCGCTGAGCGGGAGGCTTGGGTTTTTGATTACGTAGATCAGAACGGCAAGCGGGCGAAGCGCCAGTTTCCCACCAAAAAAGAGGCCACCGCATTCCGTATTGATATAGAAGGGAAAATTAGCCGTGGCGAGCAAAGCGTCGATGGCGAGAAGATGACGGTCGCCGATGTTTGCGCTAGCTACGCGAAAGCCCTGAAGGCCGAAGTTGACCTGAATATCATCACTGAACAATACTACAGGACAACTAAAGGACACCTATTCAACTATGTCTGCCCTGATAGTGATGAAGCCAAAGAGCATAAGGCTAAGCAGCGAGAGGGCGACCGAGTGACCTTCGATAAGGGCATAGGTAAGCTCAAGCTGCCCAAATGCACGCGGCCTGCCGTAATTCAGTTTAAGGATGATCTGCGGGCCGCTGAGGTCGGAGTCGTAAGTACCCGCCGCATATTAGGCAGCCTATCGCGCGCCATGAATTTTGCGCGCGATGAGGGGTGGATACGCACCGCCAATCCTGCGGCGGGAGTAACGGTGAAGGCACCCAAGGGCGAGCGCGGGAAGAATAAGACGAAAGTCGTCATGCCGACAAAGGAAGAGTTCAAGCTTGCGCGCGATTTGGCTACGGGTAGTCTCGCCATGCGGATACGGCTTGCCGCTGCAACGGGCCTCAGAGCCTCAGAGATGTACGCCCTACAATGGGGCGATGTCTCCTTCAATGCTGGCGAGCTAAGCGTTACCAGACGTGCCGACGCTCAAGGTAAGGTCGATGTTACGAAATCAGAGGCAGGGAAACGGGTTGTGCCCATGTCGGCATCACTACTAGCCGAACTAAAGGCATGGAAGGAGAACGCCACGAAATCGGAAGCTGGCGACCTCATCTTTCCGAACGCTCGCGGCAACCACATTGATCACCGCAATGCGCTGGAGAGGGAATTCAAGCCGCTCATGGAACTTGCAGCAGCCAAGGCCAAAGAGACCAAAGTGAAGTTCAAGCCATTCCGCTGGCATTCACTACGTCACTTTGCAATCAGCACGTGGATTGAGGCAGGTTTTCAACCGAAGGTCATTCAGGTCATGGCCGGTCACTCGACGCTCGCTGTAACAATGGACATATATGGCGATATTTTCCCAAGCGAAGATCGCCGCAACGTCATGGACTCGATAGCTGCGGAACTAGCCTGA